GGGGGGTTGTGGGGGCGGTGGTGGTTTTATTATTGTTGAGTATTAAAAGAAAGGATAAATATGAAATTTGCTTTGGTTGATCCAACACATCCAGCTTATGATTATAATGATAATCTTATAGGTTATAGATTAATGTCTACAAATTTAACAGAATTTGAAGTATGTCCGCCTTTATTTTGGCTACCTTGTGCTGATGATGTTCAACAAAATACTGATTATTATGATACATCTGATGAAACAATTAAACCTTTCCCACAACCTGTTATCATTGATAATGCAACAGGACAAGTAGTTTAACTAAGGAGAACTAAATGAAATCTAAATTATTACAATTGTTAGACTTATTAAAGAAAGCAGCTTTATATGTATTTAAAGTTGTACTTCGTGGTATCAAAGTATTAACAGAAGAAACAATTATTGTTCTTCAAGCATTAGATACATTATTAACTAAGGAATCAGCATAATGAATTTATTACACAACATCTTAAGAGTAGCTAAAGAAGTAGAAGAAGAAATAGAACATGTGTTAGAACCTAAAGCACAAGAAACAGCTATTAAAGGTACAGCAGCTACTAAAGCGTCAGTAAATGCTACATTAGCAACTTCAATAATTTCAGCTGAAACAGCAGTAACAGGTAACACACATCCTACTATTACTGGTGAATAATGGGTAGTATACTTTCATTAATATTACCTGCTTTAGTACCAGCATTTACTGATGGTCTAAGAGGTATCTTTGCTCGTATTACTGGAGGAGCAGGGGGTCAACCTCAGAATGTACAAGAACGAGTTCAACTTATGGAGGCTGAGGCTCAAAAGCTACAAGCACTAGCTTCATTAGATGGTACTGTCACAGGACAACCAGCTCAATGGATTGTAGACCTAAGAGCATCATTTAGATATGTTATTATTAGTGCTATATTGTTGTTTACTGGTGTTATCGTATTTTATCCTAACATTGTAGGTGCATCTGTAATAGCAGTGTTCTTAGATATGTCAGGTGCTTGTATGAGTTTCGTCATTGGCGAAAGAATGTATTTAAGTATTAAGAAATGAGTGCATTAGTCAAAGAAGAGTATGTCAAGGCAATGTACACATTGTTTTGTAAACTACCACCCTTTGACAAATATGACCTTCCTGTAGCAAGTAAAATAGAATGGCTTATTGTTGATGACCCTGAAATATGTGGTATGTATCAACCTGAACCACATTGCATTACAATATCAATAGCTAAGCACAGTCATTTTGATTCTATATGTAAAACTATATTACATGAAATGATTCATTTAGTTATGTATCTTGAAGGTAAACAATATGAAAAACATAATAGAACCTTCTTTAAATTAGCTGAAAAGATTGCAAATATATATGGGTATGATTCTAAAGAGCTTTAGTTTGTGGGCATTAATGATAGTAGTCTGTAATGCAGGCACTTTCCCTGATGTTAATAAAACTCCTGGTAGCGTTAGATCTACTACAGTAGATGAAGTATGCACTACTAAAACTAGCACAGTGCGTAACGTTTCTGACTCTTTAAAGAAACAACTATTTAAGAATTATGGTATAACAGGTAATGATCGTTCAGTTTGTTCTGAAGGATTTGAGATAGATCACTTGGTGTCTTTAGAACTAGGTGGTGATAACACAGCTAATAACTTATGGCCTCAAAGCTATTGTGGAACAAACAATGCTCATGATAAAGATAAGTTAGAGAATGAGTTACATCGTCAAGTATGTAAAAGACAAATTACATTAATCCAAGCACAAAACTGTATCGCTAGAGATTGGGTTCTGTGCTATAAACAAACAATGAAGAAATAAAATGGTCGATCACTTACAACTAACAGAACCAGTAAAACATGTAGTAGATGCAGTAGCAGCTGCAACAGCCTTAGGAACTATAACTACTATGTTACCACCAATAGCAGCATTACTAACTATCTTCTGGACCCTTGTCCGTATATACGATAGATTTATTGCAAAGAATAAGAAACCCACTAATACATCACAGGACTAATCATGGCAGTTACTGGAACCACAACCTTTACCGTAACACGTAATCAGATTATAGAAGCAGCTTTAAGAGGGCTATCTGTTCTTGAAGAAGGTGGTCAACCTTCTGCTACAGCTGTAGAGAATGCTTCTTTTGCTCTTAATCTTATTATGAAGAAATGGCAGACGCATGGTATTAAACTATGGACAATAGGTGATGTTAACTTACCATTAGTAGCAGGACAAACATCATATAATATTGGACCTGCAGGTAGTGCTTCAACAATTGATTTAGTAACTAATAAACCTCTTAGAGTATTACAAGCTTACTTAAGAAACAACTCTGTGTCTCCTGCTGTAGATATTCCTATGCAATTGATATCAGAACAAGAATATATTATATTAGGTAGTAAGTTCTCTCAAGGAACTACAAACAGTGTATTCTATAAACCATATGTTAACTATGGTACTGTAAGAGTATTCCTTACACCAGATACTAATACTGCTACAAATTATACATTAAAACTAAATGTACAAAGACCTATCTATGATGTTAATAATCCTAATGATAACTTTGATTTTCCTAGTGAATGGTTCTTAGCTCTTAAATGGGCATTGATGGCAGAGCTTGCTTCTGATTATGATAAAACATTACAGGACAAGACTTACTATGATCAAAAGGCTATGTTATTCCAAAAAGACATTGAAGACTGGGATATTGAACACTCTTCTACATTCTTCCAACCAGATGTTAGAACAGGATTTAATAGGAACTTTCGTTAATGCCTAAGCTTAGTATGCTTGTAGCACCTCCTATTGACAGTAGGACTAATGATGTTACTAAAGATAGTAAGATGGTTAACTGCTACTTAGAACAAACAGGACAGACTGTACATGCTGTTAAAAGACCTGGTAAAAAAGCTTATACATTAAGTACACCATTAACAGCACCTGGTCAAGGATTATGGAATTACAATGGTAATTTATATGCAGCTGCAGGTGGCTACCTTACAAGTATTACAGGAGGTACTGTAACTCCCATAGGTAATGGTTATAGTTCTACTAATACATTTAGTTTTGTTAATACACTATCTACAAGTGCTCCTCATCCTTACATGGTGTTCCATGATCAAGTTAATGGGTATTATTTAGATGCTAATAATAATTTAGTTAATATAGCAACTCAAGTTAATATTGTATCATTAAATAGTGGTGGATCAGGTTATCCAACTTCTGGTGGTACATTTACTGTAACTGGATCTGGTGGTGGTAGTACAGCTACTGGTACTTATACTACTTATAATGGTTCTATTGTTAACGTTGTATTAACTAATCCTGGTTTTAATTTAAGTGGAACATTAACAGTTAACTTTAGTGGTACAATAGCTGTTGGAACTGCTAGTATAGCAAGTACTACAATGACAGTTACAGCTAATACTACATTTGGGTTTTATCCTGGTATGTTGTTAACTGGTACAGGAGTTAGTGCTAACTCTGTATTAGGTAGTCAATTAACATCAACTGATACTCCTGCCGCTACTACGACATTTGTTAGTGGTGGTCATAGTAACTCAACAACAATGGTTATTTCATCAGTTACTAATGTGGCTATAAATCAACTTGTAGCAGGTACTGGCATTCCCTCAGGAACTATAGTTACTGCAATATCAGGTACAACTATAACTTTAAGTAATAGTTTAACAACACAAGCTGCTGGTACATACAACTTTTATAACCAAGGTGGTAATGGTACTTATAGTGTTAGTCCTTCACAAACAGTAGCTAGTACAACCATAACAGGTACAGTAGCAGTTCCTGCAGGTGCTACAGCTAACTTTAATAGCTTTCCATCTAACCCAGTACCAGGGTTAGTATACCTTGATGGTTATGTATTTGCTATGGATAACACTGCTACTATATGGCAGTCTGATTTAGAAAACCCATCATCATGGGGTGCATTAAATTACGTAAGAGCTGGCGGTGACTCTGATGGAGGTGTTGCTATTTGTAGACACCTTAACTATTTAGTATGCTTTAAACAATGGTCAACTCAGTTCTTCTTTGATGCTGCTAATCCTATTGGATCAGTGTTACAAGTTAACCCATCAGCTACACTAGAAATAGGATGTGCTCATGGTGGGTCTGTACAACAATTAGAAGAATCTGTTATATGGATGGCTACTGTTAAAGAAGGTGGTAGAGCTGTTATGATGATGGATGGCTTAACACCTATGCCTGTATCTAATAAAGCAGTAGAAGAGTATCTTAATGCAAGTAATCTTAACACAGTATATTCTTGGATCTATAGAATATCAGGTCATACATTCTATGGTTTAGTATTACAAGATCAAAACGTAACACTTGTATTTGATATTAGTACACAACAATGGGCATTCTGGACTACTAATAAACAATTCATTGGTGGTACTGAGAACTACTTTGAATGTTCATTTGTAACTCAGTTTCCATTTGGTAGTCAACAGTTCTATGTACTAGATGCTGTTAATGGTTTAGTATTTAAATTAGATGAAAAGAACTATGTAGATCCCTTTGGTCCAGTGACTATGAGAATTGTTACTCCTAGAAATGACTATGGTACTTACGATCAAAAGACAGTACCTTGTTTAACAGTATTTGCTGATAACATTAATGATACCATGCAAGTAAGACATTCTGATGATGATTATCAAACTTGGTCAGGGTATCGTAACATAGATTTAAGTTTACAGAAACCATGTATTTATAACACTGGTCGCTTTAGAAGAAGAGCTTGGGAGTTTCTTTATACAGGAAACAATCCTTTAAGAGTGTTTAAAGTTGAATTAGATGTTAATGGTGCTGTATTATCACCACAATAATGCATATAGTAATAGTACCTAAAAACGACATAGATGTAGTATTTCCTAAAGTAAAAGACTACCTAGACAAAGCAATACGACTATCAGGTGGTAGATATACTTTAGAAGAAGTCAAAGATAATATAGACTTTAGAAACCATCAACTATGGATTGCATTTAAAGATAATGATATCTATGCATCAGCTGTTACAGAGCTTATAGAATACCCTACAGGGTTAAAGTCTTTAGTAGGACACTTTATTGGTGGTAAAGATTTAGAAGAATGGAAACAACCTATAGTAGATTCTATGGCACAGTTTGGTAAACTAAATGGTTGTAATAGAATAGAATTTATGGGTAGACGCGGTTGGGGTAAACCTTTAAAGAAGATAGGCTGGAAAGAAACATATCGTACTTATGAATATTCACTGGAGAATTAAATGATTAACTTATTTAACTGGGTAACGACTTTAGTAGAGTCATTTACCTTTTATGGTGGTGGAGGTAAAGGAGGAGGAGGAGGTAACTCTGCTGGTGGGCAGGCTCAAGACTTCTTTGGTGTAGGAGCTCGTGCTCCATATGCTGCTTTACTTGGAGAACTATTTGGTGTAAGTGGTTCTACAGCAGGAAGTACAACTACTACTTCTGGTGGAGGTGGAGGTTCTAGTAGTGGACAGTGGAAAACTACAACTAATGGGTTTGGTCAACAAACTCAAACATTTGTACCTACTAGAGGTGGTCGTAACGATAAATCTAGTTCAACTACTACTACTACTCCTAATCAATCTATCTATGATTTTATTCAAGCACAACCTGGTTATCAGTTTGGTTTAAATCAAGGTCAACAATCATTGTCTAGACAACAAGCTGCTATGGGATTAACAGGTTCTGGTAACCAAGCAGTAGCAATGCAACAATATGGTCAAGGTTATGCTGGTCAAGCTTTACAAGCAATGATTAGTAACCTAATGCCATTATCAGCAGCAGGACAAGCTCCTATGAACTTAGGTCAACCTAATTCTACAGGTTTACAAACAGCAGCAGGTTTAGCAGGTATGGGGATCAGTGGAGCATCCCAGATGGGGCTTTTTAGCGGTGGGGCTTCAGTTGGCGCCCCTGCAATTGGGTCAACTGCTTTCTGGATGGGAACACCTGTTGCGGCTAGTGAAAGTACTAGTTTAGGTGCTTCATTATTTACAGCATTAGGATTATAAGGATATATTATGGCAGGTGTAAATTTAGTAACGGACTTTATGCAAGGTTTCAATGCAGCCCAAAGCATGGGTCAGCAAATAGATCAAAATCAAACTGATAACTTAAAGAAACAATATGCAGCTCAACAACCTAGTTCCGCAGCACCAGCGGGTTCGCAAGGATCCCAACCTGGTAGTCCTGATTATTCGAGTGCTACTAGTACTGATCCTACTACCGACCAAAAGAAAACAGATATTAAAGCACCTACTGTAGATGCAGGTACTACTGATTTCTGGAAAGGTAATCAAGCAGGTACTACACAAGAACAACAACCAAATGCACCAACTCAAACACAACAACAACAACCTACAATACAAGGTTATACACCTCCTGGTGATACTACAGCTCCTGCTGCTAACCTAGGACAAATGCCTGCATTTATGGCACCTGGTCAATCAATAGATCAGTTCCATAAAGATTA